GAGTTAAAGTAAGGTCTAGCAACAGGGTTTATGTCCGCTTCATTAAAAGCAATTTGTATCAAATAATTTATTGAATAACCAACCGTAACAGGAGCGGGAGTTGGCAAAGTAGTCTGATCTAATATAGTTCCAGTCTTAACGATAGAATGGGTAGTATCAGCAGGAAGAACTCCATACGGGGTTAAATCAATCACTTGCAATGAATAAATTTCACCAGGATTGACAATCACGTTAAGAGAAGGTGGAGAGGTCGGAATACAAGCAAGTCCATTCAATAATGTATTGGTTCCTAAAATAGCACCAGCTACCTTAGCGATTCCGATATACATGTTTTTCTGCCCTTTAAGGACATCAACTTCATAGGGCACTTGGTTTGTATAGACTTCAACTCTATCAGTCATTGTGTTTTCTCTTTAGTTACCAAAAATAGTTAAATAAACAGGTGTTCCATCGGGTGCGGTAATGATGCTGTCTCCACCACCGGCAGGGATATTCGTACCGGATCCAACATTGATCGTGATGGTTTTATTTCCCGCTACGATTTGTTTTAAGGAGGCGAACATATAATTGATCTCAGTCGTTGTGTTGTTAGCCGCAATCGCCTGGACAGCATAGATGTTAGTAAAAATGGCCGTTCCGGTAGGTGTGCCGTCAACTGTGGGATTAAAAGTAGCAATTCCCGTGGTTGTGGTTGCGGTGCCATTCCAAATGATGGGGTTAGCAACAACGGATGTGCCGTTGTAAATTTTTATCGCGTCATCAACGTATTGTTTTGTGGCAGCTTCTAATGAAGCGGTAGGATCGGCGTTTAACGTCAAGAATCCGGTCATTGTTCCACCGGCAAGAGGAAGCGCGCCTAAATTCGTTAATGCGGCTGAAGCAGTTATAGCTCCTGTTCCACCGTGTGTTATTCCTAGGGTTCCTCCCATGTTGGCAAGATTCAGCGCGGATTCTGCAACATCCAGATTAACGTTATTGTTAACGGAATCATTCGTCACTAAAACTCTAGCGCTTGCAGCAGCAACCCCTTTAAACTGCAACGTATTACCCGCCTGGCTTAGAAACACACCAATGCCAGTGCCTAAATTGTCGGCATTCAAAACGACATCAAAGAAATCAATAATAAAAGTGCCAAGATCATCCGGCGTAATATTGTTGGCCGCGTCCGATGTGTTAGTTTTGGACAAGAAAACATACTCATTACCCGTTAACGTGGTAATGACTGGATAATCTGCTGCTCTCATTTACTACCCCAAGATAGGTTGATCGTCTAAATCGGTGATGATCTCGTCATCTAAATCTAATAATTCTGTGGGTTCAGGTTTTGGATTGCCGGATCTGTGAATGCGAACCCATATCAATGTGCCCCACACTTTGATTGAATTTATAAGGCTATAGATGTCATCATCTGTGACATCCAAACCAACTAACGAATTGCCACCGTAATAAAGGTAAGCTTTACCGCCAGAAGTTGAATAACCGCCGTAACTCACGTTGTAGCCGGAATAATTCGACATCCCGATACCGGCATTGACAAAGACATCAATAAAGCCCTGGTACGGATAAGAATCGGATCCGTAGCGTCCAGCGATGTCATAACCGGTATACTGTGCAACGTTATAACCACCACAATCCAACGCCCTCCAAGGCTCAAACAAGATCGGATATTGGCCAGTTAAAAGAAAAAGGCCGTTCCTGAAGGCGTTACGAGTACATTTTTCTTGTACCAACGCCGCCAGTATTCTTACCCTGAATTTGCTATCTGATTCTTGCGGTTTGCGCGGTAATTTATTCCCGAAAAAATCCTTTGAAATGTAATCTAAATAAAAATCGGTGGCCGTCTTTATCCTTGTCTGTAAGGCCGCATAATCCTTAAACGAATGAATAAAAGCATCCGTGTCCGCTACACCCATTAACACAGAATCTAAGACAGGCGTGTTATTCCCAAACCAATTGACCAAGTTCGACTTGATCAGGTTAAACATGTAATTCTGATCGCCGGTGGCCATATCTTAAGTCGGGATTAATGTAATAGTGATCGTTCCTGGAACAATTGCCTGCTTTTTCGTAATCGTTAAATCAGAAGTTCCGCTATTTAATAAAACGTTGGTAATGTTAAATTGGTTAATCAACACAGGTTCTAATGAAAGAATCGCGTTATAGATAGTTGGTCCTAACAGCGAATAAAATAACGTTTCACCCAGCGACATACTGTCAATGAATTTATCCAGCGCAGTAACAATGGTCGATTGCAGATTAGGATTAGTGTATCCATGCGGCATTGTGACGGTTGCTGATACATTGGCCGTGACAGGGGTAGGTCCGTGCACTTCATACGCAATCGTAAAGCCTCTATAAACTTCAATACTATTCGCAACAGCGGTAATCAATGGCGAAGGTGGAGCGCCTGTACCATCATTGACCACGACATAAAAATAACCTAAGCGCTGAAGATTGCTGGTATAATCTACGTTTTCAACAATGATCCAATCTGTCACGCCTGGAACGATGCTGACCGCATAATTAAGCGCATCGAGCGCCGCCCTTTTGATGCCCTGCAAATAAAGAACAAAGCCCGATCTGACTGCGGCATCGGAAGCCGGATCAACGCCATTCGTAAAGGTATTATTGTTGGTAACTGTATCAACGCCCGTGATCGGTGAATTGATAACGATAATGGTATTAGGAGCGGCGTTACCTATAATCCCTGGCGAGTTGGCTTTTACGGGTACATCAACCGTAGGAACACCTAAAGGCATTACATACGCATTATCCGGCTGACTGTAACTAAAATTATTAAGATCAGGAATGACCGTAAACGATAACGATCCGTCCTGATAAGAAACTGTCGCCCCACCCGTTCCATCGGGATTCTGTGCGGGAATATATCTGACAGAAGATGAGCTAAAGCTCCCAAACGTCACGGTTCCAGATGATTGTGTGCCTGCTGGTCGTGTATAACCAAAGTCATTAACGAAAGAATCAACATCTGATCCAGAACTGGTGGCCAACCGTGTGGTGGCCAATACTTGCTGTATTAGCGATTCTTCCCAGACAGCCGTTCTTGCATGCGCTTCAACAAGCGCTCTAATAACAGAGCCAACCTGAAAAGAAAACGCATCGCCACCCGCCGCCTGGATAGCCGCCATCTCTGCGGACACTATCTGATCACGTGTTCGCAAATTAGCCAGTGCCATAATCTTAAACGTCTATTGGTATAACAACTTGAGTATTGGTTAACGCATTCGTGTAGCTGATCGTTCCGTTCAACTGATTCGGTAATCCTGTTAATTCAATTTCCGGTGGTGGTGTTTGTGAAACACTTTGCTCTAAAAGCATATTGGAGGTGATTAAGCCATCAATTTTTTCGTAAGTATCTGGACTGTTAATCGCGCCTACGAATTGTGGTAAACCTGCGCCGTAATCTGGATGATCCATGTAATCAGGGTTTGGACTGACACTTAACGGTGTCGTCAATAAGCGCCTGATAATGTTCTGATTAGACAATTCGATCCCATCAACTACTTTTAGATCGCCATTGTTATCAATGACCAGATCGTTGCCGTACTCTTGGAAGATATCCATTAAGTCGCCTTCACATTAACTGTTATTGCACTTGAACCAATTTGCTGATTAGGTACGTCTGTGACGCCGCCTTGCGGATCGTTATGGGTATGGCCGTTATAAACACCCACCGCGATTGAATTAACTAGCGATTCCAGCGCTCCAGATGTATTGCCTAAATTGACCGTATTGGAATTTACGTTGACAACACCGCCTGCTGTGGCGTCTATATCGCCAGTTGTATTAATCACCAACTTTGGCGCTGTTAGATCAATTTCTGTGTGGCCGTTGAGAAGAACTTTGCCACTATTATCAAGCTTTATTGATGCCCCACTACTATGCAGCCAGAGCGCTTCTCGTTCATCGACACCAGAAGGAGGTAAACTATTATTCCAATAAAGCAACAATGCCCCTATAGGATTGTTTTTATCTCCATCTTGGAAAATAACTAGCGCTTGATCGCCACTGACAGGCGGTGCATACCACCCTATCCACGGCGTACAGTAAGGCATAAAGCCCGTCTCCATGTTTTCCGGCTGAAGAACGACTTTAATGGCGCTTCTAGCAGGGTTAACGCTTGAGACATAACCGAGTTTCGCAAAGCCAAGATTGGCCTGGTTTCGATTAACCGCCTGCATGATCTGGTTAAGAAATTGCATTAAATGGTCACCACACTTTGCGGAGAATGATTTTTAGCTCTCACGTCCATAATATAGCCGCCTTCCATCGCACTTATCCGGCGCGTTATCGTGTCAGGAAAATAAGTCTGATCAGCCGCCGCTGTTGCGCCTTTAATAAGTATCACGCTGTCTTTGTGTAAAACATTATCAGCGGGGCATGTAACTTCTATCACCCGTTCATGTTGTGATATTTCTTCTAATATCTGCTGCGCCCTTACTGTCGCCTGCTGTTTCGATAAGCCAGGGATGTTGTAAGTGAATATCTGCGGTTGTCCTATCACATGGGCGGAAGCCGCCACTACGTTTCTTTTGGTGTGACTTCCTCTAGCCTGAACACTGATCGGCCCTGTTAAAGCATTATGGCTAATGACGTTTACAATAACGTCTTGCGCATAATTAAGGTTCCTTGAGATAACCATCCTCGATACATTAAAACTCGCCCCCACTCCATTCTTTGGCAAGTTTCCCTGAAACATGTAGGGATCGTTGCTGGTTATTGGGCGCGGTTTAAAGTAAAGGCTAGTACCGCGAACAAAAACCTGAAACCCTTCTCGTTGGGCGAGATACGTTAACAGATCCCATTCTGTTATTGCGTTTCCATTCTGTACAAAGTCTTGCTGATAGTAGATTCCCGCCTCTGTCGTGGTTGGTGTAACCACCGGCGTTAATCCGCGTGTCTTTGCTAATGCAATAGCGATATCGGACGAGGTTCGGTTTGGGTACTTTTCATAGGTTTTATTATCAATAAATTTCTTACTGAGATCAAAACCATTAAAATCAATAAATCCACCGCCGTTATCAAATGGCCTTATACCAAGGTCATTTATGCCGCCAATCACCAAGCTTTGCAATTCGCCAACACTGTAATTATCAGGGTTGACGGGGAACCCTATTAGGATCTCCACCAAAATAGCAGGCTGTGACAGCCAATATTCAATATCAATGCTGTCCGATCTTCCGTAGAGCGGTAATCTCACCCTGAAAGAATCGGGCTGGTAGTAGTTGTTCTCTACATACTCGATGCTTTCTATTTGCCTGACAATAATGTCGTTTATCTTCAATAGCGCTCTAGGATTTCTAGCGGTTGGTGTAAACGGCGCACCACTTCCTTTGGTGGCCGGTACGGTTGAAGATACAGGCATAAATTATTTAGGGTTTAAGATACCGCCCGTTGATGTACCAGGATTGGGCGGAATCAATAAAGTAAATTCCCCGTTATTAAATGGGTCGGTCAATCCGTTGGCTTGGGCAATCGTTGTCCAAAGATCAGCATCGCCATAATAAGTGACAGCCACCCGATAAAGATTAGGGTTAATGTAGGTAACGAGTTTAGAAAGCGGAGCCGCACCTACTAATAAAATGTTCTTGATGACATACGCCGCCATCGTGTCTTGCAGCAAATACAATTGCTCAAGCTTGCTCAATCCCTCCGCTTGACCTGCTAAATCTGGAAGAGCCATTATCCAAATATCTCCTTCTCAGTTGCCGTGATGACGCCACCCACAATTGCTTGTACATTCTGTGCCGCCGCAAGAGCCGCATTAATCTGTACGTTAGTGGCTGAGGTAAATGGCGATGCGTTTTCAGCCGCGATTAGAGCCAGCGCTATGGCGCTTAAAATCGACGGATTATTGATCAGGGTGGCAATGTCGTTTGCCTGAATAAGAGCGTTCGTTATCGTGTCCGTGATATCAGCCGGTATGATGAACGAGACCGGAAGCGTCTGATCCTCTATTACCTGAACGGTAATGTCATATCGGATCGGGAAGGTCTTATGGAATCCAAAAGTAAACTTCGAGATCAGGACATTCTTAACGAATGTTGAGGTTTTTAATAAAACCGGCTGAGCCGCCTTTGCCAATCCTTCTAAAAATCTAGCCCTAAAGGGAGCCTG